GTAGGAAGTATTGGGGTAAATATGGCGGGAGCTCAAGAAGACCCTATGAAGCCTAAAAAGAAAAAGAAGAAGAAGAGTAGAAAAGGAAACAAAGCTACTAATAAATTTCTAAATAACACATTCAAAGAATTACAATAACATGTCAGAACTACTAAGAGATACATTTTCATTTGGTGAACTTCAAATTTTATCTGAAGGCACTAAAACAGGTCCTATGAAAGTAAGAGGACTATTCCAAGAAGCTCATAAGCAAAACGGAAATAAAAGAGTATACGCTAGACCTTTACTAGAAAGAGAAATCAAAAAGCTACAAGGTCCTCTAAAAGAGCGTAGACTAGTAGGTGAATTAGACCACCCATCTAATGAGGTAGTACACCTTACAAATGCATCCCATATTATTACAGGACTTACTATGGAAGGTAATAAAGTAATAGGGGAAGCCGAAATTTTAAATACTCCATCTGGTAAAGTTCTACAAGAGCTTTTAAAAGCAGGAGTTAAGATTGGAATTTCTTCTAGAGCTGTAGGAGGTCTTACTTATAATTCTCAAAATGAGTGTTATGATGTAAATGAAAACCTACGCTTAATTACTTGGGATATGGTATCTGAACCTTCGTGTCATGGTGCTTTCCCAGGTTTGTTAGGTGAAAATCAAGTAATGACTGAAACTACTAAACGAGTTGCAGAAGATGTTGACCACTTAAGAGCTGAGAGAATGTTTATCCACTCTTTGAAAAAACATTTAAACAAATAATAAAAAATATCTAACTTTTAGATAAAACTATCATAAATACAGAGATAGGCAATAATTATGACCACATTCGAACAAATCGCAAAACTTCTTCCTGAAAATCTTTCTGAGTCAGGATTGGAGGAAATTGCTTCTATTATCGAGGAAACTGTCCAAGAGCGTGTCGACGCTGAAGTAAAGTCTTTAGAGGCTAAAGTTGGAGGTTTTATGAGAATGAAGCTAAATGAAATGAAAGAGCAAGCTGTACGCGAACTAGAGAAGGACAACGAAACCTTCCGCGCTGTTAAAGTATACGAGTCTCTTAAATCAGTTATCGCTGAAGATATCGCAACTTCTGATAAAGAAGGCGTAACTTCAACTTACAAAGCTGATAATGAAAAATTGCAAGAAACCGTAGAAAATTTAAATTCTAAGATTTCTTTACTAATGACTGAAAATAGCACTTTAGAAGATTCTGTTATGAACTTACGTGAAGACGTTCTAGTTCTTGACGATGTTTCTAAGAAGCCATTCAAGTCATCCGAACAAGCTCTCGTTATCACTAACGAAAGCATTAACAAGAACTCTACACCCACTTCTGAGGTGTTTAACGAGTTTCTTACAGAAGACGTAGTCCGTCTTTCAAAACTAAACTAATTTCACTATAATAATAATATGTTAGAAAACAATACTTCAAAAGCTCTCTGTGACAAGTGGGCACCAATTTTGGAAGGCGTTAACGATCAGTATACTCGTGAGACAACTGCAGTTCTTCTTGAAAACCAAGCCCGCCACGTACTTGCTGAGCAAAGCAAGTCTGGTATGCTAGAAGAAAGTACAACAGCTGTCGGTAACTTGGGTACCTTTCAAAAATTCGCTTTTCCACTAGTACGCCGGGTTTTCCCGGAGCTTATCGCCAATAAGGTAGTAGGTGTTCAACCAATGCAAGGTCCAGTATCTCAGGTGTTCTACCTAGGTATGGAACGTGCAGCTAATGGTTCTCCAGCAGGTGAGACTGTATACAGCAAGAGAAATCTTACTTACAAAGGTCTTACTGCTTCTGGGTTCGGAAATGTCGGCGGTCTTGACGCTGGCGGTGTTGCGGGCGCAGGTACTATTGATACTTCTGCTCTTGGAGCTTCTGGTGGTACAATGGGATCTAATATCGCAGCATTCCCGAATAACACTTCACTTTCACAGTGGACTGTATCAGCGGGTGAATCACTAGGACTTCCTGGTGGAACTGCAATTCCTGACCTTAGCTTCCACATCGAGCAACAAGCAGTTGTCGCAAAGACACGTAAGTTCCGTGCTCTTTGGACAATTGAAGCAGCTCAAGATTTGAAAGCATATCACAACCTCGATCTCGAGCGTGAACTAACTGACCTTCTAGGTAAGGAAGTTGCTCTTGAAATTGACCGTGAAATTCTTGAAGACCTTCGCTCAATTGCTTATGATCACAGTGATTCTGGTTTATTCAACCGCGCAGCACTAGACCTTGGTGGTTCAAATAACTTTGGAAACAACGCTGAAACAGCCGCAGGTGAGATTAACGGAAACTATGAATATGGTTTCGCTGCATCTGCTACAGGTGGAGAAGACCAAGGTTCTAATAAGAACGTAACATTTGTTGATTTTGCCACAACGGCTCTATCACTAGCTCCTCGTCACGTAGGTGAGGTATACTCGAATCTTCTTGCTGCAGTAAACTTTGCTGCTCAAGATATCTACAAAACTACTTTCCGTGGTGCAGGTAACTACATCATTACTTCTCCGTTGGTTGCAGCTATGCTTCAATCAGCTGCTAAGCTTGAAGGTGGTATTGATTCATCTGAGGCAGGTCAACTAGGCGCTAGTATTCAATACAAGGGCAAGTGGGCAGGCATGTACGATGTTTATGTAGATCCAATGTGGCCGGAGGATGAAATCCTTATTGGTTACAAAGGTTCAAATGCTATGGAAACTGGATACGTATATTCACCATATATTCCAGTCCAAATGCTTCCAACTGTTGTGGATCCTGATAGCTTCCAACCACGTAAGGGTTTGATTACTCGCTACGGTAAGACTGCTATCTCTCCATCTTCACGTTGGTACAGAATTGTCCGTCTCGTAGGCGCTGATAGCCGTTACCTAACTTCACCGTTCGGTACAATGGGTCAGACTATGGATGGAGCTGACATAGTATAATAACTAGACAATAGTTTTTAAATAAGAAGGAGGCTTTATAGCCTCCTTCTTTTGCTATATAATGGAGAGGATAATATGAAATACATAAATACAACTAAAGGAAATATTTTCGTAAAAGTAGGTAACGATATGCTATTGGTCACCTCCGGAAGCGAGATTATCTCTAAGGATGATTTAAGAGGCTCTGGTCTTACCGTAATCCCTCAAGAGAATAAAACTCCAAAATCTAACAAGAAATCCATAAAGACTAATGAGCTCCCAAAAACCAATCCGTCCAAAAACTAGCTGGGGTAATACCACAGCGAGAAAAGTAGGTGTTAGTAATGATGCTAGCGCCCATATCCCTTTTGGGGATATTAACTATGATACCCTAAACCGTAGTAGATTTTCAGACTCTTTAGAGTTTAGTAAGTTTTACGCGAGTATTAAGGATTCTATTTTATCTCGTTTAGGATCTCCTGTTGTAAGGGTAGAGCTTACCGACCACCAAATATTGACAGTAATTGACGAATCTGTTTCTAAGTTAGATTACCATGCTCCTGCTTGGTGTACTAACTATATGTCATTTACTACTGAGATAAACCAGAACTTATATGAACTTCCACGATTTGTAATGAATAATTTACAATACGTAGTCTATAAGAAATCTCTGCTATCAGTAGCTCAGCAACAAGGATCTTTAGAATTTGATTTCTTTATTAAATATTTTCAAGATAATTTCCTTTTTAAGGATTTCCAAGTTACAGACTTTCTTTTAATGACCATGCACCTAGAGCAAATGCGCAAGATCCTATCTATGGAAGGTTCTTTCGATATTGTTGACAATCGTTACATAATGGTATACCCTATCCCACAGCTTGCTGAAGAAGTTATTATTCAGTTTAGAAGCTTGAATAGTGACACCTTACACCCGTTTTATATTAATTGGATTCAGAAATTTTCCACAGCTGCAGCTCAGGTAATTTTAGGAGGTATTAGAGGTAAGTATACTACTCTACCTTCCCCAGGCGGAGGAGCTCAATTAAACGGCATGGATTTAGTACAACAGGGAACTAGGGAAATGGAACGTCTCGAAGAAGTACTTCTATACGAAATCGAAGAACCTCCAGCATTTACTGTATTTTAATGGCTACCGGAAAAAATCTAAGATATAATTCACCGCATGAAGTAAAAGTTTCATTTGCGGATGAAGAAATGTTTTCTAAAAGTTCAGGGGAACTTAATATGTTTGATCCTAATAATCCGGATACTAGATTATTTGATAGTGTAGATGGGGAGATGATTAAACTCGGAGGATCTGAATTACTACTATTTAGATATACAAGAGATGAAAATTATGATAATCTATATGACGAACATTCTGGTAAAGTTATATATCATAAACCTGTTATAACCTTTGGACATTACGACCCTCGACCTATAGAAGAGGAATTAGGAGAATTTGGCATAGAATTAACAAATGATCAAATTTTTACATTTAATAAAACTACAATAGAAAATGCTTTAGGAAGACCTATACTTCCTGGGGACGTAATAAGACCTAGATTTCAAAATATTTACTATGAGATATTTGAAGTTCAGGAAGATAGCTTTGAAGCTTACGGGGTATACCATTTAGTATGCGCTGCTAAACTACTAAGAGATGCCGAAAATTTACTAGGCAATCAATACATTTCAAGCGATGAGATAGAGTAATGAAAGGACTTAATTATTTTAGACAAAAAATAGTAGAATTTGAAAAATCTACTCCCACCCCTAAAGCTGATTTCTATAGAGAGTACACTACATTTATTATAGATAAAATGAAATCTGTACAGTATACAGATTCCGAGAATAAAACTCATGATGTAGATGCTTTTTTTGCAAATCCGGAAAGAGCAATAGCAAAAATAAAGGAAGATAGGAATTTAAAGTTACCTTTAGTAAGTGTAGGTATTGATGATATAGATGAAGATTCTGAAAGGAGAAGAGCCTCCCATAATATAGAAATTAGTACAGTATGGGATACAAAAGAAAGAAGAGCAGTTAGAGTAATCTCCAGAGCTTCTAAGCCAATCAACTTGTCATTTACAATTAATATATGGGCTAAGTACGTAGAAGATATGAACCAACTAGTAGAAAATATCGCATTACTATTTAACCCTTCCTTAGATTTTGAAACTTCACAGTCAACGAATACTAAAGCCTTTATTACCCAGATAACAGATGGCTCAGTTATGTCCAGCCCTGACAGAGAAGATAGAGTTGTACGGAAACTTATTACAGTTACCGCTGAGGCTTATTTAAGTTATCCAAAATACGTAGTAACTCAAACTGGAGAAATTGAAACTATGACCGCAGACTTTGAGTTTGTTGATTATCCTGATTCAAATTACCGAAGTGTTATGTCATTAAAAGGTAATTCTGGATTTAATTTAGAACATCAATTTCCTGATATAGATCGCAGAAATCCTCTTCCTACGGTAGATGACCCTCATGCAGGATCTACTCCATATTTAAATAATGAAGTTAGATTAAGTGACGGATTTACAATGTTATATAATGTTTTCGTACCTAATGCAAGTGGAGGTCCACATCCCCTAGTAATAGCAACTCCAGGTACAGGTAATTATAGACACTCTTCAGCATATACTCCTTCTCCTGGATTTCTAAGAAATAGTAAAAATCCTCGTACGGAAAATTATGGAGAACAACTTCTAGCCGCAGGATTTGCATATGCTATCTATGACGTTAGAGCACAATCAACTCCTTGGGATCCAAAAGGAGGAGGAGGTGGATTAGATTCCTCATTGTATTACCAACCTAATTTAATCCCATCAGGAGATATTTCGGTTCCATGGGAAGAATTTGGATCTGAGAATTTTGCAGTTCGTGAACTACTTGATGTATTTGAAATTAAAGATCACGTTGCAAGTGGAAGTAACCCTTGGCTTTCCAATATAGATGGAAGCGCTGTAGGTCATATAGGAGGATCTTTAGGAGGTATGGCAGGAGGCTTCGCGGCGATATATTCAGGAAAATCCGTCCCATTGACTGGAATTGATGAATCTACAAAAGATTTTATAACAGCCGGTGCTGGTGCCTATGGGTTTGAAACTGATTGGGGATATACCGCCGAGTCTAAATTTAGTTCTTTTCAAGCAGTTCATATAGAGTCATTTTTTGGACGTTGGCAAGTTTTTAGAAATGGAACTCCTCCTACTAGGTTTGGATTTTTGACAGGTCCTATTAGAATGTATGACCTTACAGTGACAGCACCTAGACATTTAAGTTTGTATGAATCTGCTATTGTATCGGGAAGTATGAACGGTTACATTACCGAGATGGAAAGAAGATGTCCTATAGATTCTAATTTATCCAGTACCGTGGTACCCGCAAATATGGCATTTTCTTACGATGACAGACAAAGAGGTATTGACAATTGGATAGATACTTTTGAGTCTTATGGATCTGGAACAAGCGCACCTAAGAAGTTTTTTGGGTGTACTGGACATCATGGATCTCCTAAGAATAAGGGAGTTCAAAAAATTATAGAGACCGAGGCAATGGATTGGTTTAAATATTATCTTAAAGGAGATACTTCTATTACTCTTAGGGATAAAACCTATAAATTTATGGAATCACCTTCAGGTATCGATGACTACCGAGACATAGACCATACTAGAACCTTTCACGATATGAATTATGTTAGTAGTGTAAATGTATCATCTATAGGATATGCACTAACTTTAGGATTTGGATTTGACGAACTTTTATATACTGGAACCTCTTCAGTCGATGTCGTTAGTGGAACTACAGACGGAGATTTTAGATTAAAATATCAACCTCAAATAGACACTTTTGAAGTCGGTAATACAGGGACAAAGAGATCAATTACTAGTACTTCAGATTTAATCGAGTGGATTAAATATGAAAGAGGGGAAGGTTCTTTATACTCTGGAACTGAATTTAAGAAAAGATTGCAAGGTGGTTCAAAAATTAATCAAGGAATGTTTGCGTTTATAGCTCCTTCTGCAACTGCAGATTATATTATTTTCGGATCAGCTAGCGGATCTTTTAAAATAGACAGTCCAAGCGCAGGATTATTTTCATTTGATTTATATGATCTTCAGCCTGGAATGAATCCAAGATTAATTACAACTGGATCCCAAGCATTTGATTTTCCTGTATCAGCTACACAGGTTTCCGTAGTATCAAGATTTCAATGTTACCGGCTAAATATGGGACATCAATTAGCTGTAGTTATTAAAAATCATTCATTATTTACCCCTGATATAGAAGATCCAACACGTACAAATACTTTTGAAATATGTCCTTATTTCAACAGAAATAGATTCACTTTTGATTTAGAGAACTCAGGATGCTCTGTAAGAGTGCCTATGAAATATTATTAGATAAATTCCTAAAACCAAGGTCCACCTCCTATAAATAAAATAGAGATAAAGATGAGCTCATCTTCCTCCCTAACCCCATTTATGACTAGTATAACTGTAAAAAACGTGTCTTCACAAAGTAGAGAAGTAATTATTAAGAATAATACCGAATTTATCCATTACTGGTTAAAGGCTAATGATTCTGTTACTATACCCTCAGAAGCCGTCACCGAAACTTTAACAGAACTAGCTCGTAGAAAAATACTCAAGTTCACCAAAAAATAATTAACTATGCCTACTTACTCTAGCCCAGGAACATATGTAATCGAGAAAGATTTCTCCGATTACCCAACCGCAGTCAATTCATCTATTGCAGGAATTGTTGGTTTCGCCTCAAAAGGTCCAGCCAACAAAGCCACATTAGTAACAAGTGCTGCCCAACTAATACGTACTTTCGGAGAACCAGATGCTACCGAAGGTGGTCAAGGTCTTCTAGGAGCCCTTGAAATTTTAGAAAAAACAAATTCTATTTACTATGTTCGCGCAGAAGACGAGACTACCGCAAAAGGAGCAAATGGTTATCTAAAGTGGGGTGTTTGTCCCGCTGCTAAATTTTCAGTAGATGGCGCCGCATCCGGCGTACGAGTAGAATTACTCGTATCATCTTTAGGTAATGATGGAACTACATCTGCATCTCACCAATTTTCGTATTTAACAGGATCTCAGACAGATGGATATAATGCTACTAAGTTGCTGAATATGCAAGGGGCTATAGAAACTGCTGATTTCCCTTGGACAATGATTAGAAATAATGATAATGAAGTATTTATTATAGGTCGTGAGGCAGGTCAAAATTCTAGATTACAAGTATCTGCAACCTTTAACGGTGCATCTCCTAATTCTATATCTGTTTTTGATTATAATGGTTCCCTTGGAAGCTCTTCCGACAAGGCTGAAGCACTAGGGTACGAAACCGCAGCTCAATACGCTGGAGGTGCCTACTATATCCAATCTTTACATACAGGAAAAGGATATAATTTTTCACAAACTAGCACAAATAGAGGTGTAGTAAATAAAGGTATCTCTGTTGAAACTGTATCCAAGACGGGTAAATGGTCTGAGGTAAACATTTACGATTCGGGTGTATTATCTGAAAGCTTTACAGTATCCTTTGAAAATTCAGGCGGCTACTTCCCAGAAGATATTATTAACGTAGGAACTCTCAATAATACATCTGAGCATATTATGGCTTCTTTTGCTAATAGTGATGGAACTTTGGATTCCGGATGGACTGCTCCTGAACTTTGGCCAGATAAAATTATTACTCCAGTAGGTGAAGGTTTAACAATTGTTAACCCTGTTGGAACTGATTTTCTCGATGCTAATCCTAGATTCTGTAAATTGATTGAAACTAGAACTGCAACCGCAGATATTTCCAAGCTAGTTGGTGGGAAAAATGGTGACTTCGAAGGGTCCACGGAGATTGCAGATTCTGTAAAATCTGCTTTAATAGGATTACCTACTTACAAAACTGGAATTTATGCTTTAGATGATGATTTCTTAAACATCTCAATGGCATGTGTCCCAGGTATAACTCAAGAGAATGTACAGAACACTTTAATTTCATTAGCGGAAAAATCTCAAAACTTCTTAGCTGTAGTAGCTCCTCCATTCGGATTTACTTCACCTCAGCAAGCTATTAACTGGCATAACGGTCAAGCTGATGGTAGAAACGCTGCCATTAACAATAGTTACGCAGCAGTATATTGGCCTTGGCTAAAAACTTTTGATGTTCATACTTCAACCGATATTTACATCGATCCCGCAGCATTTGCAATAGGTGTTATGTGTAATACAGATGCGCAAGCTGACCCATGGTTCGCACCTGCAGGATTAACTAGAGGTAGACTGTCTAAGCCCACTGATGTAGAAGTTATTCTAAATCAAGGCGATAGAGACCAACTCTACCAACCAGGTAACGCTATTAACCCGATTGCTAAATTTGCGCAAGATGGCATTGTTATCTGGGGTCAAAGAACAGCTCAAAGAACTCCAAGTGCACTTGATAGAGTTAATATTCGTAGAATGATGATTGCAATTCGCAAAATGGTTCTACGTGCTACAAGATCTATAGTATTTGAGCCTAACGATGCTCTAACTTGGGAAAGAGTAGTTCATATACTTGGACCTGCTTTAGATAATATTAAACGTCGTCGCGGAATTACCGAGTTTAGAGTAATCTGTGATGAGACAACAAACACTCCATTACGCGTTGATAGGAACGAGATGTGGTGTAGAGTTATGATTAAGCCGACAAAAACTGCAGAAGTTTTAGTCTTCGAATTAAACCTAACCAACCAATCTGCCAGTGTCTAATGGCATACAAAACCTATAAAAAATAACTATGCCTAAATACTACGCAACTCAAACTAACCGAGAATTAACTCACGGTAACCTCCCTACTCTCTCACATGAGCTAGAATCTTTCAGAGCTTTTCAATGGGAGGTAGAACTTTTACTTCCAATAGGTATTGAAGGCGGAGAACTTCTAACTCTAGGTGCAAAATCAGTATCTCAGATTGGATTCACTTCAGAAGACATTGTAGTCGATAGGGTTAATGATAAATATTTCTACCCTGGAAAAGTAACACCTGAAGAAGTTACTATTACTTTTGATAACCTAGTAAAGGGAGAATTAGCTGAGAAACTATATGACTGGATGTCAAATACTTATGACCCTGTCCACGGTGTATTCACTCCTCAAAATATTGGAGGTAACGGTGGATTTAAATCTCATATTAGAATTTATCAGTTAGATAATGCAATGTTTCCTGTGAAACTTATTAATCTATATGGAGCATATCCTAAATCATGGAAACTAGCTGAATTTAATTACGCTACTAATGAATTCCACTCAATTGAAGTTCAAGTTCGCTATGATTTTGTAGTTCAGTATTCAGGATTAGGCGCATAGTTTAATTAAAATATTACTATAATAGGATAGTTTCTTTAAAGGGACTATCCTATCTTAATTTACAGCATGAACTCTTTTCAATCCCTACTAAATTCTTATACTAAGTTACGCAAGAGAACTTATGAATTTTCATTAATATCTGAAGTTGATATTCACGGTAGGTCATTAATTGCAGTAAAATTTCCTGGTCAGATCCCAAAACTTAAATCTCTTGCTGCAGAACTGAGAGACGTTTTTTCAGTTAGAGAAATAGTAATACCTAAATTAACAGGCGGCGCATTCCGATCAAGTATTGAGACTGGAGAGAAAGCTGGAGATGTATGGGAAACTGAAGACGGAAAACTAGGTATTAAGGGTACTGGACCTTATAAACATGGCTTCGATCCTAATGATGAAGATATGGTAAGAGAAATCCTTATGCAAAATAAGGCAGATGGAACCGCCTCATATGGCGGAGATGCGGATGCTCAAAATCTAGACCCAAACGCATTACATGCTCCAAGTGCCGAGCAGATTAAAACATCTGCAAATAATCTAGAGTCTTCATATAATATTACAAAGATTGCTGATTATTTATTTTCGGGAGTAGAGTTTAACTTTGATAGATGCGCCGGTTCTTATAGTGTCCCACAGCCTGGAAATCCAAAATATCAAGCATCAACTATGCTTCAGATGGCAATCCAAGCATTTTTTACTGGAGAGGGGAGAGAGTTTCCTGAAGAGGCATTATTGGAAGCTAGTGAGGATATTAAAGGACTAACTGAATTTCTTAAGACTAATATGGATAATTTAGGAAAGGGTGAATGTATACCACCATCCGCAGAAATAGAAAACCTAAGGAATAAATTTTTCTTTAGGGACAATTATCTATGTTATGGAAACTTTCAAAGCACTAACATGCAGTCCCCTCAACTCGTAGATCACTTTACAGACGCTTTCGAGGATTCTGAAAGGGTTTCTAGAGTTAGAGATGCCCAAGAGCTGAAATCGGATAATACTCCTAAAAAGCCTTTCCTAGCTGCCTACGAAGCTCTTATTAATGACCCCTCTCCTTGTTTCGCTATAACCTCACGGCAGAAGGGTGTAAATAAAAAAACAGGAATGAGAGGAGGCGCTGCTAACCCTCTTGTAGACATTATAGACAGATTCAATAAAGATATCCCTGGAATTTGTGGAGAAGAAGGTCCTATCTTTAGAACTGAATCTTCAGATACTCCTACTACCTTACTAGCAGACATAGCAGAATCTTCTCCTAAGATTAATTGGATTTACAGCCAAATAGAAAAAGAACGAGCATTGGGGGGAAATACAAAAAGTTTAGAAGGGTTATTAGGTAAAGCTATGAATCGAATTGTAGATTTTGCGTTACAGAAAACTGAAAATATGGATGATATCATCAAGTTAAAACTAAGACTTGAGGACGAAAGTGACGCAGACGAAGCTTTTATGGATTTTATGTATAATAAAGCTGAGGATTCTTTTTTATCAGAAGGATCTGCGTACCCTGAATATGCAAATCGTCAAAAGGCTGCTTTAACTATAGCCAAAATTATAGCATTAGATTATGCTGGAAACGGAGTATCTCCTACCCTACGTAAGGGAAATTTCCAAGGTCCTATTGATATTGTTATGGTTATGGGGAATAAATCTGTTAATAAGATGACCGGTGTAATGAACGGAGGAGAGGGAGTAGCTAATACAACACAGGATACTGTAGTGAAAGCAGACTATGCTATTAAATGTAGTTCTAGAGAAGATGTGTTAGAGATATTTAGATTGTTTGATATAGACGAGACATCTCCTGACGCTTTAATGACATTACAGCCTAATCTAGATGGAAATTGGTATGTAGAGGTTTCAGATAAAATTTATTCTTCCTCTAGATTTACTAGTACTGGTAACTTAAAAATAAAAAATGCCTTATATAATGATGATATTTTTAATCACCAAATAGCTAGTGTCTCCCATCTTGGGATTAAGAATACAGAACAGTTTAAAGACACGTGTGAGAAAGTTAGACATGATTATAAATTTACATTTGGAAAAGCACTAATGCAACTAACTGGAGAAATACCTCCTCAATTAGAAGGCTTGGGATTACCAAATAAATCAAAATTAGATAGACCTTCTTTAGATGGAGAGCTTAAAAGATTAAAACTTTTCTATGCTCCAATAGGAGGAGCCGAGGGTAAACTTGTAGATCAATTAACTCTTGAACTTAAGAATTATGATAAAGATCCTGAGTCTGTCCAAGTAGAGAAACTTGCTCATTTAATCTCTAGAGTTAATTTAATGGACCAGCAGCATACCTTAGCACTAAAAGATCCTAAGGAAGCAAATAGGAGGAGAGTAGCAGAATCTGTTCTTTACAGTATAGGGTCTATGTCTTCAGCAGTATGTATCTCAAATGTAAAGCATAATGGAGAAGGATCTGATAGATGTACAAACCAAGACCAAAGACGTTTGTACGCTGCTGCCTTTAACGGGGATTCCGATATTAGTATAGACCGCACAGGTCAATCATTTTCAATTTCAGATAATTTAACCGAAAGTACTGTAGGGTCTATAGGTGTTAGAGGTCTGAAAAAATTTATAACTTCTACTGGAACCATCCACGCTAAAGAGGTTCGTGAGTCTGCTAAGAGATTACGAGAAACTCGGAATCTTTAAGTTTAAGTAAATCATCTAATAGATAGATATAATACTTACTATTGATAAAAGCTCTCTCACCCATATCAAATTGATGTTGGCATATTACAATCTCTTTCTGACGGTCCTTTTTATACACTAGTAGCCAAGGCTTTTGAGCAGCTCTTCCATCTCTACGAGCTTGCTCTATAAATTTAAAGAAATTACTCTTAGGCTTCCACAAATCTTCAAGCGTGATATCGTATCCTCGCTTAGCCTCTATTACAAATTTAAAATTTTCAGGAGTAATCAAGTCTCCATGAATCTGTAAATGCTTTGGCAGTGTATGTGTAGTAGCAAAAGCACCTGAACCAGGAGTCCTACTGAAGTCTTTAGTATTAAACCTGAGGTTTAGTTTCTTAGCTAGCTGTCTCTCGTAAGAAGCCCCTTTACGCTTGCCATTAACGCGAGGCTTAACATAAAAATCATTTTCTAATTTTAGCAAATCATTTGGGTTTTTTTTGGGTGACATGTACTATAATAGAGTGTGGAAACTAAAAATAAAGTTATTCTAGCCACATTCGATCCGACTAAGATCAATTGGAAATTCTCTGTAAAACAATCAAATAGACGTATGAAATTATATATTAAAATGACCAAAGCTGAAACATCTCAATGGGATGAACTTCGTAAAGCTGCTAAACCTCCTGAAATGTCAGATGACGAGTTTGCAAAGATTCTCTTTTATAGAGGTATTGATGCTTTTATGTCTCAAATGACAGAAATGGTAAATAGCATGTCTGAGGAAGAAAAAGAAAAGATTTTTGAAGAGGCTGGTATGGAAGTTCCTGAAGANCTTAAAGAACCTACACGCGAAGAGTTAGCAGCTCTTGGCAATATGCCGGAAACTTCTAGTACAAAACAAGATGCCTAGAACAATTGAAAAATTAGAAAAGGAAAGTATCCTTAATAATATCTTTCGACGTAAAAGGGAAGAAAACTTTAATGTTCTTTACTATTCTAAATGGGACACTCATTCAAGTACCTTATTAAAGCACTTAAATGAGTGGGTAACCGAAGAGGGGGATGAAACTTTATATATTGTTAATAGCTGGGACCTCCCTCATTCCTTTGTAGCCTATAATGTTACACAGGTCCCATGTCTTATCCAAGCTATTAAAGGACGTATTCGTAAAACTGAATACTTACCCTATATTTATAAAACTTTTAAAAATCGGAATCAGGCTTAGCACCGGTTTTAAGATAATCAGGGGTTCGTAAATCTTGATACTTCTTAATCTTCTCTTGATACTTCTTATTTTTAGTATACATTAGTTTAAGATTATTTACGATAACCGTAGTGAAATAATTAAAAGCAGAACCATGCTCTGGGTCAAAATTCTTAAGGACTTTGAAAGCCAAGACAAAACATTCTTGCCTAGCATCATCAGGATCCACTCTAAATTTGAAGGTATGTAAAATATTTGTAATTAAGAGGTCCAGTTTCTCCACTAAATCACTTTCATATGTAGGAGGGTCTTTAAGGTAATTCTTAATCAACTCTTCAAAATCCTTATTATTTAAATAATGAGGCTTACTTTTCTTTTTCTTTTTACTCATAACCCATTACAGATGACCGATTTAGATAATTTATTTAATTCTTTTGAAAATTCCGAAAATGACGATATTTACCGTCAAGCTACTGGAGACGAGAAAATCGTGTTCGTTCATGATTCTTACCAGAAGAAGTATGGAAGAGTGTTTGAGTTCTCTGACGAGGAATATCAAGTTTTAACCTCTCTTATAGAGAAATCCGATTTACCTGCTGACTCATATCAATTTGTAGCTGCTGTAAAGGATTTTAACGTCAAGGAGGATGATATGACCAAGGAGAGCTTTGCGAAGCACAGAGAGCTCCTAGAGGAGGACCTGATGGCTATTAAGCCTGACCTAGTCATCCCCCTAGGAAACCTAGCTATGAAGACCCTCACTAAGAAGTCTGGGATAGGTAATAAGCGAGGAAAGGAGTTTATAGTGCAACTTGCGGATGACGAGGATACTAAAATTTCTATTGTTCCGTCATATCATCCATTCTCATTATACGCTGAACCCAAGCTCAGAGGGTTATTCGTCCAGGACTTAAACAATGCGTATGATAAGTTTATCTTAAATATTAACAAGTTTGATGACTCTCCTTACGAACTTATCAATGGGGATATCGCAAGATTTGATGAGATGATGGATGAGTGTATGAATTCCGAAGCTGTAGCCTTTGACCTTGAAACTGAAGGTCTTGATTTTCAAAAGCACAAGCTATTAACCTGCGGGTTCGCGTATAAAGATAATCACTCCTTTGTATTTCCAGTATTCCATAAAGAAGGAGAGTGGACACCTTCTGAATTAGAGCATATTAAAACTAGATGCGCAGAGCTTATGGCGTCTGAGAATATTGTGAAAATTGCACATAATATGAAATTTGATTATAAATTTATGAGACAATGGGGATTGACGGACTTTAATAACATTGAGGATAGCCAAATTATCCACTCTCTCTTAGATGAGAACAAACCTCATGCTCTTAAAGATTTAACTAAAGAGTATTTCCCAAACGAATTAGACGTCTACTAACATGCTTACTGTAACTAACGGAGCGGAACACGATTGGGCTAACATGCCCTTAAACGAAATGGCTATAGGTAATGCAGCTGACTGTGACCTTACCTTACGTTGTTGGAAATTAATGAGAAAAGAGATGAAGCCTTTAAACGTTTCTCCAATTTACGATAAACTATTAAAAGAAGTTACAGTCGCTTTAGGGGAAGTTGAGAACCGAGGATTAAAAGTAGACGTTGAGTATCTTAAAGAACTTGATGTAACTTTGGGTAAAAAACTTGAAGATGCTAGACAAGAGTTAAACGACCTTTCTAAATTTGATGACGATTTAAATCCCAATTCAACTAAGGAAGTAGCTTCCTTACTATTTACCAAAGAAGGTTATAATCTAACACCCACTATGGTGTCAGATAAAACTAAAGCACCTTCAATTACAGAAGAGCATATGCAGGCAGTTCTAAAGGGGTTATCATCAGACCACCCTGCTAGGGAGTTTATTAATAAGTTGCTAGCATACAAAACTTTATCAAAGCAATATAAAACTTATGTAAAAGGGGTAGAGGCTGCTTTAGAAAATAATCAAAACGGAAGAATCTATTCCCAATATAACTTTGCAACTACTGTAACAGGTCGATTAAGCTGTTCTAAGTATTCCGCAGGTCGAAAAAAGGAGCAAAGCAAGGGTGTATCCTTTCATACTTTACCACGAACTACAGCAGATGGGGTTAATCTTAGAAAGCTAATGATGGCAGACGAAGGAAAAACATTCATAGCTGCCGACTTCTCCCAAGCTGAACTTAGAGTACTAGCTCATTGCAGTAATGATTCAAACCTTATTGACGCTTTTAAATCTGGAGAAGACTTGCACTATTATACTGCTTCTCTAGTGTTTGGTAAAAATATTGAGGATATTACAAAAGAAGAACGACAAGTTGCTAAGTCGTGTATTTTCTTGATTGTGTATGGAGGTTCGTATAAGAAACTTGCAGAGCAGATTGGAAAGTCTGATGGGTATGCTAAAGATATTTTTTCTAGATTTCAAGCTCAGTTTCCCGGAATCTTCTCTTTTATGAAAGTAGTTAATAAATTTACTAAAACTAATGGGTATTCTATGAGCTTATTTGGAAGACGTAGAAATCTTCCTAACGTTAATAGTCCTATTACTAAGTATCAATACCGAGCTTTGCGACAAGGGTTAAACTTTGTAATTCAAAGTTCTACCTCAGATATGGTTTTAAATTCTCTCCTTAACATGAAAAATAAAATAGATGAATTAGGGTTAGATGATGTAGAAATATTAGCAACTGTACACGATAGTATTGAAGTACAATGTAATACAGAAAACACGGAGGCTGTTGTAATTCTAATTAAAGAATGTATGGAGGATATTACGTATCTTAAAAACAAGTATAATATGGATTTTAAAGTTCCTATGAAAGTAGATGTAGAAGTCGGAGATTCATTTGGAAGCGTTGAAGAAGTAGAATTTGACAGTAATCTAAACCCCACTAATATAGCCGAATTAATATAATGAGAAAACCTAAAGACTATCAATTAATAATCCTTACAGACACCCACTTAAGAAGCGATTATATTCCAGGGTTCCTGGATAAACAAGTAGAAACTCTAACTAGGCTAGTAAACAAGAAGCCGCCTGATGGTGTTATAATTAACGGAGACATCTTCCATAAGAGAAACCCTAGAGGGGAAGAGCTATTAGCCTTCGGTAGGTTACTAGACTCGTTTAACTGTAAAGATATTTTTGTAAACACTGG